ATAATTACGATAGGCACGTAGCTATCTATTCTCATCTTGTTCACGATAATCTTCAGAACGCAAGTAGCGACTTTGAATAAACGGAATAATAGAAGATACGTCTGCGTCTTCTAATACAGTATCATCCGTATCTTCCAATGCAATTGCATCGTCCTCAATCATCATATCATCTTCGTTCATAATATATCCTTAATATCCAAAGGTTGCGTCTGCAACTGGCATACTATTTCTGGGTCCACCACGAGCGTCATAGTCAAATATACTAAATCGCGGTCTGCTCATTATACCATATCTTAGCGCATCATACAAGTGGTCTTCAGCATTTGTATCCACGTCTTCCGGGTTTTTCTTGTCCAGCGGTATGGCGGGTAACTGTGAGATGGTATTTGTGCAAGAATTAAAGAAAACAAGTCTTGGCTCCTCTGTAAATTCGTCTACCTGTAAACGCCTATGTATTTCATTTTTACCCGATATGCGGCTACCACGGCTACGGTCTGACGGTCTCCACCGACAGCCCTTCATAATCATTTGCTCCGCAAGAGAAGGGCCAGTGTCACCACGCTTGTGCCAAAGAGAACTGTCCAAAACACCATACTTAATATTTCCATCACCGGCCTCTGCATCCAGTATCATATCTGCCAAATCTGTGGCAAGGACTTTAGATACGTAGAGTTCTCTATATACCACAAGTTGTTCATTAGGTGCAACAGCAAACCAGATAACACCAGACTTGCTGCCGTAACCATAATCGCAAGCCCTAAACTTAACCCAATTACTAGGTATATCAAAAGGCTCAATAACGTGAATGTTACGGTCAAACTCAGTAAAAGCCGCGCCTTCTTTAATATCCCAATCTCCGTCAAGGAGTTGTCTTCGTTGCTGCTCTGGCATTGAGAGTAGCATGGCTTCATAGTCACCCGACTCTGCAAGGTATGGATTATCAGAAAGTCTTGCGGGTATAAATCGTCTTTTGTATAAAGGTCTTCCAGCCTTTGCGTGTCCTGCTGGGTATCTAAGGACTTCTCCTGTTTCAATATCGGTTGCATCGTATGCTCTATTATAAGGGGCGGGGTCAATAAACATTTTCTTAACCCAATGATGACCTCTACCGCCGGGGTTAGTCGTAGCCCTCATATAAATTGGCAAATCGGGTGCAGTGGACCTAAGACGAGACCGCATATAGTTCCATGCGTATGGTGTGGCCCATTGTGTTAACTCGTCAAATCCTATCCAGCTAAACGCTAGACCCTGATAACGCAAGACATCATCATCTCTGTCAAGATAAGACATCCACAACCTTGCCCCAGATGGCGCAGTCCACTGCATCTTTCTTTCTGACCACTTAATACCGGGCCAGATTTTCGGATATAACTCCTGCGACTTGAATACGAGTTCTCTTAACTCTTCTGTTGTGTGTCGCAAAAGCAACCCACTAAATGCGGGATGCCCCATGTAGCGTAGTGGGTCAGAGAGCATAGCATAGGACTTACCCCCGCCAGCACTTCCACCATATAACACCTCTCGTTCCGCTGCAGCTAAGAAATCTGTCTGTGGGCCGGGATTAGGCTTAAAGAGTACATTAGCTGTCTCTTCTATAGCCTGTGTTTCGTACTCTATCGGTTGTATCTCAACCGTTGGCTCTTGAACCTGTTCTTTCTTCTTCAAGGGCTTTCGCTTTGGCGATTGCCTTTTCCGCATATTCTGCCCACTTGCGGATGCTTGTAGCTTGGTTCTTACGTCTTCGCTCATTAGCTAACCTTTTCCTTAACCCTACATGGGATATGTAGCGGCCTGTCTGTGTACTTAGCCAGTTTGCTACTTCACGATAACTGTATTGATTTACGTGGCTACGTGCCTTCTCAAGTAAATCTAATTCAATCTGTATAGGTTTCAGAAGGTCGGGGTCTGCTTCATCCTGTTTGTATCCGAATGGTACTGTACGTGCAATACGTGGTATGGCTACCCACTCGTTCTGTTCTTTAATATCTGTTGGCTGTGGAAGTTTCCATTTGCCTATGCTTCTAGTCATCGTCTTCTACTACAGCTTTAGGTGGCATAAGCATGACACCCCCAGATGCTTCTACGTGCATCTTCTCAGTCTTAACCAAACCTGTGCGGTCAAGTAGTTCTTTAGCTGCAGCCATCTTATCACGTATACCTAGTTCAGTTGGGTCATACAACCCACCTACCATAGCCATCGCTGCTTTCGGCGCATTACGTGCCATGTACATTTGAGTAGCCTCAAGTATTTCTTCTTTAAGACCTTTAACAATTTCTAAAGTACTAGAAGTGTCAGCATATCCTGCCAGTTTCTTTGCTTGCACTAAATCACCGCCAGCTTCTTCAAAGAGTACGTTGAGTAGTGTCTGTTGTTTATCTGTAAGTTGTCGTGTCATTAGTCTGTTATTTCCTTAACTGCTCTTTTCACATACTTAACAGCCATATCAAAAAATCCATCCGATTGTTTATTATTTTTTCCGGTACTACCAAACCCTATTTTATTAGCAATAGATTTTTTAGGATTACTACCTGAGTAATATGTTTGTCCTTTAGTACCTTTGCTGTCACCAAGATAACCCATTTAAAATTCTCCGTTATGCATTGCATTAGCTAACTTAGTAGCTCGTCCCTTTACTTGAGATGCCCACCTACTGTCTAACATTTCTTTTGCTGCAGTTGGGTAGTCCTCATTATGGATAGCCGCCCACATATTCTTAAACTTACAAAGTCTAGGTACACCCATATTAAATGCCATGTCTATGACAATAAGCTGACGTACAGCGTCCAGACTGTCCACGCAAGGGTGCGCACGTACCAGTTCCTCTTCGACTATCTGTACGTCATTCGTTGCTAGATAGACCGCATCAGCTTCTGTGATACCCATTTCGTAGACGACATCTATATTAGGTATGTCCATCCAATCTAGTTCTTCTTTAGTTATACCACGGTCTTCTAGGTTTCGTCCGATACCTATAGTATCAATTCCTAGTGTATCTTTGTATACTTGTAGCCGCAAGCCTTCGCTTACTACTAGTTTCTCAATAAGAATGTTTCTATCGTATTTCACTTGCGTTTTTACCCCAGTTAATTATTTCGTCTATAGTTCTGCCACAGCCGATACATTTAATTCTGTCTTTGTCTAATACACAAATACCTACACAGGGGCTTTTATTTACTTGGGGAGACACGTTTTTCAACTACTGTATCTCCCTTATGTTCATGTCCCATCCAAATACCAAATACACCCGTCATTACACCCATTACTACAGATACAAACGCACTCTGGGCAGCAGTAGGCGTGTCTAGTTCCATGAACCATTCAGCACATCGCCAAGACATAACTGTGCTTGCCAGCATCATGCAGCGAGGCAATATCTTCCAAGCAAGGAATTGCTCTACCGTAATCATTTTTTACCGAAGAATTTAGTTGCTGAACGAACTCCAAAAGAAGCCGCAACGATAACTCCAAGTGAGTATTGATACCATTCAGGCATTTCGTTGAGTCTTGCGAATCCATTTGCTACTACATCTTCCATGCCGGGTACAAACGCTAGGATAAGGGGGATACTAAATAGAATAGTCAGCCACTCATCTTTCCACGAGTTAGCTGACCCTTTAGCCATCTCCAAGTCCCAATCAATTTCGCCAGTAGCTTTCTTCTGCATAACGATAGCTTCTGCTTGCGCTTTAGCTACCTTAGTCTGCGCTTTGGCTTTAGTCTGCTCGACTTGACCTGACATCCATGTGCCAGCTATTTCTGCAATAGGTCCAATAAGTAAATTAAGCATTAGGCTCCTCGTCTGAATTGCGCGGTTTTCTTTGATATCGCTTTAGGCTGCTTGACGAATTGCTTACCAGCAGCAGTTCCTTTTCTTTTAACGGCGGTGGTTGCGGAGTATTCCGCTGGCGATAAGGCTTTAATCGCTGATGCCGGTAGATAACGCTCCCCTGTTTGTTTGGAGGGTTTTCCACTTTTTGTTCTCCAGTCTTGTTTTGTCCAGTTAGCTAAACTCTTCTGAGGTTTTTTCATAATACAGTTATACCACTTATAAATCTAATTGTCAAGTAAATAATGAATATGTCATTGCAGATGCAGTCAAAGCAAATATAAAAAATCCTATAGCAATTAAAGTAATAACAGCTATTCCTACTGCAATCTTTACATTTTCCATAATTTCATTTTGTCTTGCTATAGCTTCTCGTTTAGCTTTAAGTGCAGCTTCTCTAGCTTCTTGTATGCGCTTTTGTCTTTCCGCTAGTATGCCCTTCCATGTGCCATGTCCAAATCGCATGTCTACCATAGTGGCTACTTCTTGTAGCCTTTCTGCTGCTATCTTAGAATCAATAACATCTCGCGCTACATTGTTTACGCCAAACTGGTCTGTTATACCTACGCCAGCTTTCTTAGCACGTTCTTGTTGAATTTGTTTTTCGCCAGCAAATAGATTATCT